TAATCGTGCCGGAACGATCTCTTCTCGCTATAATGAAATAAGGGTTACACCTTCGGCATCGGGTACTAGAGGTCTACCGACGTCCGGATCTGTAAGTATTACATTTGCGGTAGATCCTGCACAACTTCAGTTGGTTGTGTCTACTCAGGGCACCACTGCTATAACTTTTACACTAACGGGTAATGCTGGGGCCGTTTTGGAGGCTGTAGCCAACATACAGCTACAATTTACTGTTCAAAATGCCCAAATTGAAGCTAAAGCCAATACAGAAGGTACTTCTTCTATGGTGTTTACCGCAACCGCAACTCCAAAAGCATTGGGTAATATAGAGGGCGCTATTACACCATTTACGGAATTAAGTCCGCAGAGCCTAGCACAAGCAGTTTGGTCCTATCAGCTGCCATAGTACTCTTAGAGGTATAATATGACCACAGCAGCACAAAAACTGGTTGCACTATCTGGGTTAACCGGTGTTAGTGCTGCAGAGCACTTAATAGCAGTAAGTACTGAGGGCACCACCGCAGGTTCTAGACTGTTGAGCAGGTCTGGGATTGCCAGCGGTACTGCTGCTGAACACTTAAACAGTATAGTACTTGGTGGTAGTAGAACCGGCACTTTAACAGCTGTAGAAACTGGTCTAGACCAATTCAATGCTACCAATATTAGCGGTGTTGTTAATGGATATTTAAGCGGCGTCGAGACTGGTACTGACAGTTTTCAGGGACTGGCGAGATCCATAATATCTGGCACGGTAGCTGGCGAAGAATTAGATCAAGATACAGTAAATCTAGTAGCAAAACTACTAGTAAGCGGTACACTATCGTCCTCTGAACTGTCTGATACCGCAGAGCTATTAAGCAAGTTATTTGTTAGTGGTACTCTAGCAACCACAGAATTGACCGACACGGTTCAATCTGTTGCCAAGATTTTAATTCGTGGTACCTTAAACACTTCAGAAACTGGAAGTGATAGTTTTGTTGGTTTTAGTTCAGCGCCTGGTAGTATAGCAGGTAACTTAGTAGCTAATGAGATCGGATCAGACACAGCGACCCTAACAGCCAAAGCACTGGTTAGTGGTTCTATAGGGATCAATGAGGCCGGATCAGATACAGCGACCCTAACAGCCAAAGCACTGGTTAGTGGTTCTATAGTTGTAGCAGAGACAGGGTCAGACACAGCAGCCCTAATAGCCAAAGCATTGGTTAGTGGTTCAGTACAGCTCAATGAGATCGAATCAGACACAACAGCCCTAATAGCCAAAGCACTAATCTCGGCTTCAGTAGTTGCTATAGAAACTCCGGACATATCTTCTATACCAGGCAAGATACTAGTCAAAGGCTCAGTGTTCTCTGTAGAGTCTGGACAAGATAGCTTTGCTGTTTCTGGGCAAGCCCGTATTAGCTATGGAAGTTTAGCTGCTACAGAAAGTCAAGACACAGCAGCCCTAACAGCCAAAGCACTGATTAGTGGTTCTATAGTTGTAGCAGAGACAGGGTCAGATACAGCAGTCCTAACAGCCAAAGCACTGATTAGTGGTTCTATAGTTGTAGCAGAGACTGAGTCAGACACAACAGCCCTAATAGCCAAAGCACTAATCTCGGCTTCAGTAGTTGCTATAGAAACTTCGGACATATCTTCTATACCAGGCAAGATACTAGTCAAAGGTTCAGTGTTCTCTATAGAGTCTGGACAAGATAGCTTTGCTGTTTCTGGGCAAGCCCGTATTAGCTATGGAAGTTTAGCTGCTACAGACAGTCAAGATACTGCATCTCTATCGGCTAAATCTTTAGTTAAGGGTACATTAGCAGTATCTGAAACTGACTTTGACCAAGTTCAAGTTACAGCTAAAAACATAGTAAAAGGTAGTATAGTTGCTGTAGAGCCTACGGCAGATTCTGCTACTATTGCTGCTAAAGCGATTATTACAGTACAAGTAGTCGCCTCAGAAAATGCTGATACTGTTTTGTGCTCTGGCAAAATAGCAGTCACAGGGAACTATGCTGCTAGCGAAGGATCAGATACAGCTCAATTAGTAGCAAGACTATTGATTCAGGCTTCTTTATCCTCTAGCGAAACTGGCTTTGACACATCTGTTGCTTTTGCTAAAACAATAGTAAAAGGCCTGTTAATATCTTCGGAAAGCGGAGAGGATTCGGCTCTAATAGCCGCTCAAGCCATACTAAAAGCGCAGTCTGTCGTGGCCGTACCACTTCTTGGTAATTCCCAAGCCGTGGTTAAAATTGCCGGCAACAGCCCTAGTTATACATTTGAAGTAACTGGAGCGGCAGAAGCTATACGAATTGCGCTTTCACTGAGAGGTGGAGAAACATTTGTACAGAGTGTTGATAGCAGTATATTTATCGCAGACCCTGTATACGATTCTATATTTGTCGCAAACTCACTATCCAATCCTATATTTATTACCTATAAAGACAGTGATAGTATTATAGTTATCGCAGACCATGTATCCGATTCTGTACTTGTCGGAGATTCCCTATCCAATCCTATATTTATTACCTCTAAGGACAGTGAGATCACTGTCTCTGAGTAGAAGGAGAAGCAAATGCTAGAATTTGCAGCAAGCGGTATCTTGGGATCCGTCTTTGGCGGACTGTTCCGGCTGGCCCCAGAAGTCCTAAAGTTTTGGGATCGCAAAGATGATCGCAAACACGAACTGGCAATGTATGGCTTACAAATCGATTTAGAGAAGACCAAAGGTCAGGTCAAGATCGAGGAAAAGTATATTGACTACGGCATTACACAAACTCAGGCGATACAGAGTGCATTTGAGGGTCAAGCAAAAGAAGCGGCTGCAAGCTACCGCTGGGTGGCTGCACTGAGTGCTTTAGTACGCCCAATGATAACATATATACTGTTTGGTATATATGTGGCTTTTAAGATCACCATCATCGTACATGCTGTCAACAGCGGCGCCAATTGGATCGACATAGCCCGTAACCACTGGACTGCAGACGACTTTGCAATGTTAAATATGATTTTAACATTCTGGTTCTTGGGTCGGTCTATTGAAAAGCGCGGTAACTCATGAATTTAGAAGCCATCAAACTATGTACAGACGTTCTACTACACCCGTTTGAGGGCTACCACAAAAAGCTCTTAAACGGTGACTGTGAGAGCTATCCCGACCCCGCGAGCCCCTTGGGCCGTGGGGCCATTTCAAAGGCTCAAGCAGCGACCATGACACCAGATGAACTACTAAAAGCAGGACACCCTTGGACTATAGGCTGGGGTACGACTGGACCAGACATTGTGCCTGGCTTAGTGTGGACCCGACAACAAGCGGACGAACGTTTTGAAACCATGCTCAGCAAGTTTGTTGCAGGTGCTCTCGGTCTCAGTCCCGATTTGATAAATGAACCGCCCAGAAGGTTGGCGGCAATCATTAGTTTTTGTTATAACTGTGGTCTAGGCAACTACAGAATCAGCACTCTACGCAAAAGGGTCAACCAAGGCGATTGGCAGGGTGCCTACGAAGAAATACAAAAATGGAATAAAGCTCAAGGTATTGTGTTAAATGGATTAACACGTCGCCGCTTAGCAGAAGGCAAATTTCTTCTCTAAGCACATCAACAACCAACCTTCAAAATCTATGGCAAATAACAGTGGCAAAAAAGCTCGCAGAGCAATGGGTCAAGTTCCTGGTAATTGTTTCTTAACTGAAACAGAATTCAGGGAAGTAAAACCACTAAATTATATACAAGAAACGTATTTAAATGCTATAAAAACAAACGAAATAGTCTTTGGTATTGGTAGCGCAGGCACAGGCAAGACCTATGTAGCAGCCAGCTATGCTGCAAGCGAGTTATTCCATCGACGAGTAGACAAAATCATTCTAACTCGACCAAACGTAGAAACCGGTCGTGGTTTAGGGTTCTTACCAGGTACCCTAGAAGAAAAGTACGAGCCCTATTTGGACCCATTTGATCAAGTATTCAGCCGGTCCTTAGGCAAAGGCTTTTATGAGTATGCTTTAAAGAGTAAAGCTATTGAGCCACGTCCGTTGGGATTTATGAGAGGTGCTACCTTTGATAATGCCATTGTGTTAGTGGACGAGGCTCAGAATGCCACTAAAACAGAGTTCAAAATGTTGTTGAGTCGTATAGGTCGCAATACCAAAATGATTATCAGCGGCGACCATGAACAGAGTGATATTGGCGACGATAGTGGACTAACAGACGCGGTTACCAGGCTAGAAGGTATACAAGGTATTGAGGTTGTGCGCTTCTTGGACAGCGATATTGTCAGAAGCAAGATGTGTAAAGCTATAATCATGGCGTATAAAAACTAGAATTAACCGTAGCGGATTTATGTTTAGTAGCCAGATAAATATGGATCTGGCAAATTATTTACAGACTATTAATGAGGTAGCCGAATATGGATATCATAGAATTGG